CAGGCAGGCCTCCTCATCAGAAGTATTAGCTAACTCATTGTAATTGAATGCATCAGGGTCCATGCAGTCAACTAATACTTCAATGCACGAGCCGTTGTCTGTATTAGCCAGTTCATCATAATTAAGGGCATCAGGATCAGTACAACCATAAATGTAAGGTATACAGCTAAAATCTTCTGTGTTAGCGGATGGGTTATAGTTAAGCATACTAGGGTCAGTGCAGCCATAAACATAAGGCTCACAATTAGAAGGGTCGTACTCGGCATTTGCAGCAGGATTATAATTAAACATAGTGTTGTCGGTACATCCATATACAAATGGTTCACACTCTCCGTCATCTATATTCGCATTCTCATCATAATTGTAAGCTGCTGGGTCCATACACCCGTATATATAAGGTATGCAGCTGTCATCATCTACGTTAGCAGATGGTAAGTAGTTATACGCTAAAGGATTCATACACCCTAGCACCACAGGCACACAACCCTCGTTGTCAACATTTGCTTCTTCGTTGTAGTTAAAGGCATCCTCATCCATACAGCCAAAAACAGCTATTGTTTCACAGCTACCGTCATCATAGTCAGCTTCATAACCCTGAGTGTAATACTCTAAGTAACCAGCTTGTGCGCAGCCAGCTTGATAGTAGCAACTACCATCCTCTGTATTAACAGCAGAGTCATAGTTCTGTGCAGCCTCATCTGTGCATCCGTATGTATAAGGTTCGCAGTAGTTGCCACATCTTAAGTAAGGGGTGTATAGCTCATCAGGATCTATTGGGTCCAGCCATGGATTAGTCCCCTTTTCAAAGACTATATTACCATTAGGGCTTATTAGTTTAAATCCACACTGTGATACATCAGTGCTTGTACCTCCCTCCCCAAAGAAACTACCAAACTCTACTTCGTAAAACTTAAACTCTACGTGTGTTTGAGAACTTACTGTTATATCATAGAATGCTTGTTCTTCTGTGCAAGTAAACGCACCAATAGGTTCTCCATCTTGAACAACACCTAGATAAGACCCATCCCATCCGTCACCACCTCCGTCAAACAACATAAGAGTGTATTCACACTCAGGGATGTAGTCCATAATATTTGCCTCTGCATCGTAATTAAATGCGTTCTCGTTAAGACATCCAGCGACTGCAGGAGTCACACATAAGCTAGAGTCGTTGTTAGTAGCCAACGAATTAAATTCTAAGTAGTCTGGATCTAAGCAACCAAAAGGCGGATTGTCTGGAGGACATGGGTTTAGTAAATTAGGTTCACTGATAGCCTCATACCCGTAGTCAGGATTTTGTCCTTGAAATGGTAGTATGCTATATATAGTATTGCCACACTCTGTGTATACAAGAACATCTCCATCAGTAAATCCTCCTGTTGTAGATCCTGCGAGTCCATCTCCAAACGTGTCATATATATTAAAGGTAAACTCTACTCCAAGTGGTATGCAATATTCAGTCGTTACAGTAAGTCCCTCTGTCTGGTAAAAACCTACTTCCTCGCTAGCTAATACTATTGGTATACTATCTGTTGTAACTATTTCCCAGCTTGTTTCCCACTGAGAATATGTATCTGCTGTAATACTTACATATACTTTTTGTGTAAATAGATCTCCGCACTCTGATACTTCACCGTACTGACAAGACTCTCCAAACTCACTTTCTATACCAGCAAAAGGATTGTAGTTTGTAGCTAAGGAATCTAGACAGCCTATACCGCAGTTAGGATTTTCTAAAATTAAAGTATCCATAATGCCATTAGGAGATTCTATTATAAAATAATACTCATCATTAGACACAGGTGAAGATGGAACTCCTCCATAAAAACTATCAAAAAACCACTGACCATATGGTACAAACTGTAAGTTGTCTAAATCGTCACCCCTATAAAATCCTATTGGCTCGCAGTTTGGAGAAACAGGTTCCCACATAACTTGAAGTTGACCCTGATTTGGAGCAAAAGGAAAACAATCTATTTGACCTTGAAGCCCTTGAACTCCACATTCAATAGGAGGTATACTATCAAAACTAGGTTGAGCAACCAGAAGAGATGGTAAAAAAAATATAAATAATAATAGGTATCTCATGTTAAAGATTTTGAATTAAGAGTAACCTCTACACTAATTTTAGAAGGAGCTGTTGATGTAGCAACATTAGCAGAAGGAGCTGTTGCTTTTGATAATATAGCAGATGGGTTGGTCACAGATAAACTGCTATTGCTTATTGTTATCGTTATAGACATTGTTATGCAAGTATGCTGCTATCTTTATTAATTGTAAACTTACCTGTAAGTATTGTTTTGAAATTTGGTTCACCATTAACAAAATCGCTAGAGTCAATGTGCTGAATATCATATTGATGAGATCCAGAAGTTACATTTTTCATCTGCGCTGCTGTTAACTCAAACTTAACTTTACCAGTAGCAGTTTCAGCAGTGGTGCTAACATCATCTGTTATGCTTGCAGTTATGACTGCCTCAGTGGTTATACCAGAATCAACAAAATTATCTGTGCTTATAGGTATAACAGATTCTCCATTTATATTTTTACCTATAACTAAAAAATTAAAACTATCATTATGAAGATTCAAAAGATTACCACTTGAATCTTTTAACGTAAGTTCTAAGCTAAATGAATCACCTCTTCTACAAGTGATGTCTAGTTTTTTAGATGTATCAAAATTTACTTTTGCCATTACTGTCTTAATATGTCATCTATTATTGATTCTTGTGAAGAGTCTTCCTGTATATCTTCTATAAGTTCTCCTCTCTGACCTTTTCTCTGAGATATAAGTTTACTCTGTTCTGCGGCTTGCTTTTTAACCCTGCCGTCTTTTCTGTCTTCTTTTAATACTTCAATCTTTTCTTTAAATTCTTGATCGTCAGTTTTAAATCCTAGTGTAGCCTGAGCCCTAATTGTTTCTATTTCTTTTTGTAGTTCGTGTCTAGCTTGAGCAACTTGTATTTCTAGCTGAGCCTTCATCTGCATCTTTTGAGCTTCTATCTGAGCTTCCATTTGCATCTCTTGCTGTCTACCTTGAGAGGCAGCTACGGCAGCTTGCTGAGCTTGTTGCGCCTGCATCTGAGAATTTTGTTGAGCTTGCTGTTGCATTCTCTGTATTCTCTTTTTTCTTCTAACAACTAAAAGTCTTTCTGCTTGATTAATATCCTTTAAGTTTCTTATTGCCATTGCGTCTTCCAGATCAAGCTCCTTTTGTTGTAATGACATTTGTATATTCTGCTCTAGGTATGCCTTTTCCTTATCTTCCATTTCTTTTTGAACAGTAACTCCAAAGTTAAACATAGGAAGATCCCCAAAGGAGCTTAACACATCCATGTTAGAATCTCCTATTGCATTTTTATAAGCCTTCATTATCACTGACTCTGGCGGTATAATCTGCAAACACTTAACTATATCTTGACAAACCTTCTTAAACAATATCATGGAAGCATTTGTTATATCATATATAGCATTGTTTCCTGCAGCTATAGCTTGTTCTCTAACACCAACAAGAGCATCTCCTTTTGGAGTAGAGGCATCCATAGCTTCGTTAACTCCTGTTGTATCTCTTATCAAACGTAAGTAGTGATTATAGATTCCTATCAGTTCGTTTATATTACGTATGCTGTTTCCTATCTCACGCACTGGAGGGTTTTGAAAACCTCCCTCTGGGTTCTTACTTCTGTAGTAGAAGACACCAGTCTGTTCGTATATATCGTGAAGCTCTAATGGTTGAAGCTCACCACCCTTTCCTAACTGTACGTTTTCTAAGCCTTCGATGTCAATAATCAATCCATCAGGTTTTGCTTTAGCTATGGCCTGCTGTATTTTAAGGTGGGTAATCTGCAACATATCAGCAAATCCAACACAGCTGTCTACCATAGATTTAGGCATCATGTTTCTGAAGTTAGTAGCAACAACAGAGTAACCCATTGTTGTTCTACCTATATCATGAACATTTCTAGGTACGTTATTTTTTAGACCGTAGTTAAATAACTTGCCTGCACCCATAATATACATACCTCCGTATACAGTAACAAGATCCATCCTGTGTGGCTTTCTTTCAAAAACACCACCAGTTTTTTCTTTGTAGTTAAATCCTTCGTAGAAGAAGTTAACATTTCCAAATCTATTTTCTTTCTCTTCAAAATGCATACAGTCAACAGAAAGGAACTCAAAGTCAAGAACCTCTATCCTGTATTCGTCATAACCATATATTGTTCTGTTATTTACAGAATCGTATCTTGAGTTATAGAAGTTAGATGTATCGTAGTTTTTACTTTTAGCAGCTTCTTTTGCTATCTCTTTATATTGCTCTTCTGTAAAAGTATCTCCAGCTATTCTCTTTAGCTCAGATATAGTCATGTTTTTTACATGACCAGCATATACTAAATCTGAAAAACTAGGGTCTTCAGTATAGCTATGAACAAAAGTAGAAGGATCAATATAGTCCGTCTTAATACCGTAGCTTGGATCATTTGTTCTTCTAACGACACAGATGCCTATATCAACTAAATCTTTTACAGCTCTTCTAAATATATTGTCGTTAAAGTTATTCCAAGTTAAAGTTAGATTGGTTCCAATCTGAGCAGCAATCTCTGCATCAGTCTTAACATTTGTTTCAAGAAAAATATCTGCTTCCTCTAAAGTATCTGGTAGATTTTCAGGATCTTCATCTAATACTAATCCCCCAGTATCCTCTTTAAGTTTCATTAACTGATCCTTAATTGCAACCTGAGTTCTTATCCTTTGCTTCTCTTTATTTTTTTCCGATGAAGATAGAGGATCGACAGCCTCTAAGTTTGGGTAAGGATTTCTTGATAGTATTTTATTTGTAACTATTCTAGCAAACTTTGGTAGAATAGGAACTGGTGTGTAATCGAGATTAACTAAACTACCATCTGCATTATTTGCATCTAGGTTTGTTAGTATTTGCTTGTATATGTTTGTGTCTTGAGTTCCGTTTGAATAATCTCTATTCCTATCAAAAGTTTTATTCCTTTTGCTAATCATGGAACTAGAGTTGTGTCTTTTGCCCCACTGTGATTCTATAGCCTTGGCATATTGGAGGCCATAGGCTTCCGATTCCTTCATTTGCTGAGGTGCAAGTGGATCTGGGAAACCTGACTTTTTATTCTTACTATTATACATCAGGGTTTTCTATTTTTGCAAATATACTAAATATCACGTTTTTAAGATATAGGTTTATATCTCCTGAAAAATTTCTTTTCAGAAAAATTTATTTGTTTCTTTTTTTGTTTAACTTTTTGCGCAGCAAGTAAAGCTAAACCAGAACTTATAGTTAAGTCAAACTTAGTTCTGTTATTTATATCAAATGATATCCAATCCTCTAGAGTTTTATTAAAGTACATACTCCCCATATCTCCAGTATCTCTATTAAATCCTACATGGTTATGAATATAAGATTCTATAGCATGAGCATGAGCTTGAATAACATCCTGTGAGTTAGATGGTATTCCTTTTGTTTTTACATTTACCTTAGAGTTTGGAGATGATAAATGTTTTGGTCTAGATAAAAGATATCCATCATAACCCCTTGATTCAAAGTGTCTTGCTATACCATACTTGTTATTCTCTATAAGTATAGGATACCCATAAAAAACAGCAGACATTAAAACATCTTCATAAAATATTTTAGCTAGAGGTGGACGGGATGCATACTCCAATACAAACATATTTGATGGGTGTTCCATATGAAATTTATTGTATAGGTGAAGCGCACCCTTAGATCCTCGTCCGTCGACGGTGGCATCAAGATCATACGAGTCGACCCCGCCTACTCCTAGCTCTGCATTTGGTGGTATAAGTTTTCCTCTTTCATATTTTTTTATGTTTCTTAACTCTGGAGGAGGCATCCAACTTATTTTAAATCTTCCAGTAGGGTCTGGCTTAAACACAACCTCTGTGTCAGCTACTCCATCTTTCCATACAAAGTTTCCTTTAACAATAGGATTAGGAAACAAGTCATCGTTGTGTTGTATCTGCTCATATATCTGACCTATGTTGAATAGGCTACCAGCTATACTATCTCTAAATGCTTCGTCCTCAGTAAAAGGAAACTGTCTTGTTACTTCGTTTAATTCAGATGGATCTCCTTTCAGGCTGTCTCTTTCATTCTT